TCATTAGTTTGTTAATATGTGTTTGTTTACATGAATCCCCAACTCTGAAGTTTAGTTGCTTTTTCTTTCAGAGTTGGGGTTTTTTTTAACATTGAACTACTTATAACTAAACAACTACTTAAATATGAATGTGGAAATGAAAGAAATAGAAGGATTCCCTGATTACTATATCAGCAGATATGGTGATGTATATACTACTAAATACTCTATGAGGTATAATCTAAATTGTGATATGCATATTCTTAAACCCAGATTACACCCTTCAGGTTACAAATATGTTGGGTTATTTTTAGATACTGATAAGGGTAAGAAAAGAATTTGGAAGAGAGTGCATAGGATAGTTGCAGAACACTTTATAAGTGAAATACCACCTAAGATGGTAGTTAATCATAAAGATTTTGATAAACATAATAATGAAGTGACAAACTTAGAAATAGTTACATCATCTCAGAATCGTTTACATTACTTAAGAAACAAAAAGAAATAATATGAAGTGGATCAAATTGGGAACTTGGTTGGAGTTTTTAATAGATATGTTTACATTGGGATACGGAGAAAGAATAGCCCTTTGGATATCTAAGAAGTTTTTCGGAAAGAATGAATGTGGATGTTGTGAAAGAAAGCAATGGTTAAACCGATTAACTAATCCTCAGTATGATGGAAGATGTAACGAAATACAATTATAATATATTACTTATGGGAGAAGCACCAATAGGAGAAAGCAAATACACTCCACTAAACTTAGAAGAGTTTCAGCAATTAAAAGAACATTTAGATGGAGTTCGTTCACACTTACCTGAACACCTAATGAATCCATTTTGGAATTGGTGTAATCGTATCAGAGGAGAAAGAGTTAACCAACCTTGCTCATGCAGAAGCTCAGGTGGATTGTGGGCTGGATGTGTAGATACTTTAAGAAAATTTGTAAAGGAGCGTGAATAATCTGCAAGAAGAAAATAGAGAAAGATTAGATTACCTATGTAGAAATTCTCACAAATGGTTGATAGGTGCAGCATTTAAGGTATGTAAGAATTTGGATGTTGCAAATGAGTTAGTTTGTGATTTGTATCTTTATTTAGGAGAACGAATCAATCCCGCACTATGGTATGATGAAGGAGATATCAAAAGTTTTAATCTTCAGTATTGTAGGAAGTTTATCCATAGTAGAAACTTAAATCGAATTAAATCGATAGGTAGAAGAAATGATTTATTAAATATACCTTATTGGGATGATGGTGAAGAATATGATATGGAGTTCGATGAAAAGTTGGAAGCATCTCACAATGAAGTAGTTAATGAACTGAAGAGATTAGAGAGAACCCGTCTTTGGGCACCTGCTAAGTTAACTCAGTTATATTTTTTTGAAGATTACACATTGGAATCATTAGCAAAGGAAATTAAGATAAGTAAATCAGCAGCATTCCTAAATATCAAAAAGGTGAAGGAGCATCTTCGTAATAAATTAGAATCACCTTTTAAACCAGAGTAAAACCGATTTTAAGGGGGTAATAAGCGATGATCAACTACGAAGTGATAGTTAGGTGTTAAAATATATAAGATAGTTAAAATAACGAAATAAAACTATGAGATTCGAACCAGGCAATAAGTTATCAAAGGGTAGACCTAAGGGCGCTCTCAATCGTTCAACGGAGGAGATGAAACTTACCATTGCACGAGCGGTTAACAATACTCTCAATACGATATCATCAGATTTAGAAACGATAAAGAAGAAAGATCCTGAGAGAGCAATTGAACTTGCTTTAAAGCTAATGGAGTATTCTCTACCTAAGTTAAGTAGAACGGAGATGAGAGCAGAAATAGATCAACGAATACATCAGATACAAGTTAATGTTACACAAAAATCAGTAGATGAATCTGGAAATTAATTCAACGATAACCTACACCAATCAGGATAATTCTCCAACGAGAGTTACCCATCATCTGGGTGGAACGAGATCAGGTAAGACCTACTCCCTGCTTCAATGGGTGATAGTAAAGTGTTTAGAAGGAAAAGAAGATGTGACAATCGTAAGAAAGACGATACCATCAATAAAGAGAACGGTGCTTAAAGATTTCAAAGACATTATGGAATCTATGGGTATATGGAATGAAAACGATTTCAATCAAACTGATAGAGTATATACATTCTATACGGGTTCATCAATACAATTCATATCAACGGATAACCCTGAGAAGCTAAGAGGATTAAAATCAACTATACTATGGTTGGAAGAAGCTAATGAGATAGATAGTGAATCATACTTTCAGTTGCAGATTAGAACAACTGGTCCTATCATACTCAGCTACAACCCAACTATCTCACCATACCATTGGTTAAGACAAATGGATGAGTGTAGCAGATACTTCACTACATACCGAAACAATCCCTATTTGGAAAAGACTGTTGTTAAATCAATTGAGGATTTACAAAGAACTAATCCGAAAGCGTGGAAGGTATATGGATTAGGAGAATATACTACGAATGAGAAAGCAGTATTCACATTCAACTCAGTAGAGTGGATACCTGAGGATTCAGAGTTCATTGCTTATGGTTTAGATTATGGATACAGCAATGACCCATCTGCATTAGTATCAGTATGGAAATGGAATGGGGAGATATTCTTAGTAGAACACTTCTATGAGAAGGGATTAACCACAACTGATTTAGATAATAAACTAAAAGGTATAGTGCAGGGTAGACAAGAGATATGGGCAGATTCTGCTGAACCCCGCTTAAACGATGAACTATATAAGTTAGGATACAATATAAGACCTGTAGTAAAGGGAAAGGATTCGATTAACTTTGGTATTCAGGTTATGCAGAACTATAAGTTAAATATACCACAATCTTGTCAGAACCTAACGAATGAATTCTATTCATACGAATGGGATACGGATAGGTTTGGTGCTCAGTTGGATAAACCTGTAGATTTTAATAACCACCTAATAGATGCAACAAGATATGTATTTATGATGAGGTTAAGTAATGTGGCAACTGCTAAAGGTAAATATGTAATTTCAATCAGATAAACAAAATAAAATATGGCAAAAGTATTAGAAGATAAAGTATTGGAAGTAGATTTGAACAATCTCACCAAAGAAGATTTTATGGAGATGGCGAGATACATCCAACACTTAGAAGAACAATTGGAAGGATTGAAATCAACAGCTCTTGCAGTAGTTGGACAAAGAGATATCTTACAAAAGAAACTAAATGAAATCCACTTCAGAATGAGAGCAGGTGTTCAAGAAGTAGTAACCAACTCAGTATTGGATGTTGAATTTGATTTGGTTAACCCTGAGCAATATAGAGAAAAGAAACAAATCAAATAATATGAAAGAAGAAGTTAAGATAGTTGTTCCTACTGATTGGAGTGCTATCACCCTAAAAGATTACTTAGCATTCAGAAAGGATATGGAAACTTATTCGGATAACGAAGATGCAGTAGAAGCTGTAATGTTCCATCACTTATGTAAGATGCCCGTAGAATGGATTACGAAGCTAGATATGGATACTTATCTGAATATAAGGAAAGATATGTTATCGTTTATGAACAAGACGGAAACCCCTTTAAAAAGGTTTATAACGATAGATGGTGTAGAGTATGGATTCGAACCAAACTTATCTAAGATGAGTTATGGTGCTTATGTGGATATCTCCAAATACGATACATTAGAGATTAACGATAAGTGGGCTGAGATAATGAGTATCTTATATAGACCTGTAACGAATAAGTTAGGTGAGTTCTATGATATAAAAGAATACGATGGTGCTACACATGGTGATAAGTTTCTTTCAGTAACAATGGATGTTCATTGGGGAACGCTTTTTTTTTTAAAAAATATATTACAATCATTATTGAAAAGTATCCAGAAATCTTTGATGGAATCAGCGGAGATACCTCACAGCATCAAATCAATTTTGGAAAGAAGTGGCGTTCCTACTCATCTATAGTTCAATTAGCAGGAGAGGATATTCTTCGTATCGATGAAGTGGTGAAACAACCATTAGAGAAGTGTTTGTTATACCTATCATACTTATCAGATAAAGCATATACTGAAGAATTAGTTCATAAGGAAATGATGAAGAAGATGAAATAGTATCCAACTTTTTATTTCTCAATTGTTAAAATAGCAAACATTAAAATTATAATATGCCAAATCCAGCATTTGATAGGAATATGAGACAGTGGTCAGGTGTTTATATCGGACCTACATTGGGTAAATCTTCTCCTAAGAATAGTAGAAGAGCATGTCTATGTAAGGATGCTAACACATATAGTAGAAAGTGTTGTGAAGGTTATTTAATTAATCAGGGTATAGGAGTGATTCAAGGAACTCCCTCTGGAAGTAACAATATATAAATATATATAAACGAATGGCACAAATATATACTAAAGCAGAGTTACTGGCAATCAATCAAACTAATTTCCCTGATAACAACTCAGGTTTAATTACGCCGGTAAATATGAGGAACTACAATACTGCATCTATCGATTCGATGGTGGATGAAACTCAGTATAATGCAGATTCCGCATCTTTTGCTTCTCAATTAGATTCATTAGTTGCGAGTGGTAGTGGAGTTCAAATCATTTATAGTGGTAGTAACTTAGGAACTGTAACTCAAATGGAGTTCACAGGTTCAGTAACTGCTTCAGTAAGTGGAGGAATTGGAACTATATTCGTTCCTGCTATAGCTGGAACATCAGGCACATCGGGAACATCAGGTACAAGTGGTGTTAATGGACAAGATGGACAATCAAATACATTTTTCCCATACAATGCAAGAACAAATATTACTTCTGGTAATCCTGGCAATGCTAATATAATTTGGAATAATGCAACACAACAATCAGCAACACAAATAAATGTATCACATTTAGATAGAGATGGTGATGATATAGATTTGTTTTTAGGATTAATACCATCAGGTTCTACTATAATCATACAAGATCAAAACAATTCAAAC